TCACTGGCTTCATCAATGTTTCATCTACTGCTGCTATTGGTAACACTACCGTCACTGGCTTCATCAATGTTTCTAGCACAGCGAACGTTGGTGGTGCAACTAATCTAAGATCTACACTGACGGTTAATGGTGCAGTCACGTTTGCTAGCGGTACTACAAAGCCGTCTTTTGCCGCAACACGCACTGTGGCGCAATCCATCCCAACTGCAACATGGACAAAAGTCCAATTTAACTCCGAAACATTCGATGAAGGTAGCTTCTACGACAGTGCCACAAATTATCGTTGGACGCCTCCAGCAGGCAATTACGTAGTTTCGGTTCACTGTGACTGGTATCCCACTTATGCAGGAAACTTCTATGTTGCTATTTACAAAAATGGTGCAGCCTATGCGTCTAGCGGGCAAAATATCGACGATGGGGCTGGACTGGGGCGGCTTCGAAACACCGCCGTGACATGTGCAGTAGTTGCCAACGGTACTGACTACTTTGAAGCGTACGCCTATTCTTCAGCCGCTACAGAAAATACCGGAACAAATACAGCTCTTATATTTAGCGGTAGTTAAGGAGACAATATGTCAATTCCAATTTCTCCACCAATTCCATACGACGTCGAAGGTGTCACAGCCGATCTCATTGCCCGTAACAATGGTCAACCCCTCGACGCCGAAACTCTCGCACTTATTGCAGCTACGAAAGCGGCATCGGACGCCGCCATAGCTGCTTTCGTGACCCCGGAAATTCCGGCTACACCGGTAGTACTCATTTCAGTATCACGGCTTCGCATGAAGCTGGCACTGAAAGATCTAGACTTGCTAACAACTGTTGAAGCGGTGGTTGCTTCGGCAGGAGAGCTAGCACAAATCTATTGGACAGAATCTACGATGTTTGAGCGCAATCATCCAATGGTCGTGAATCTAGGCGCTGCAGCCGGTTTGACACCACAAGAAATCGACGACATTTTCATTAATGCTGCAACGCGTATAGCTTAGTATAAATATCACATAATTTACAGGAGAATATAATGGCTGTTGTGTATACTTGGAGTGTGAAGGAAATTAACACTATTCCATCTGAAAATAATTTAGAAAGCGTTGTCAAGGTTGTTCACTGGAAAGTGCGCGGCGTCGACGGTGATCTATCAGCTGAATTAAATGGAAGCATCGCTCTTAACAAACCAGATCCAGTTAATTTTGTTCCATTTGAAGAAATCACCGAAGAGGAAGTAATTTCTTGGGTTAAAGGCACTATAGGAGAAGATATGACAGCTGCAGCCGAAGCGGATGTTGCTGCTCAAATTTTATACAAAACACAGCAACAGCCGGTGGCATCACCGCTTCCGTGGGCATAAATAACTAACTATTACATCATTTTATAAGGATATAAACATGAACACTGATCTAACACTTAAGCTTAGCATGGAAAAGATGAACGTTGTGATGGCTGCTTTAGGCAAGATGCCTTTTGAGCAGGTATTTCAGCTTATCACTGAAATTAATCAGCAGCTTCAGCCGCAGATTCCAACACAGGCTGCTCCTAAGACCGAATAATTATTAAGAGTTCCTTTTCACATAAATATGAAGAAACACGAGGGAAAGGGAACTCGAATAAATGGCTGATAATGATTTCGCAGTAAAAAACGGGTTAACCGTTAATGGCTCAGTACTAGTTGTTAATACATCTACTAGCAGAGTAGGTATTAACACGTCTAGCCCAGATGCATCATTACAAGTCGTAGGAACTGCGAACGTATCTGGTGCGCTAAGAGTTGGTGGAGTTATCACCGGTAATGGTTCAGCAGTAACTTCGGTAAATGCTATTGCATTAGCTGGAGCTCCACTAGCTTCATTTGCGCTTCTTACTGGGGCAACCTTTTCCGGAAACGTAACGTTTCAAAGCAGAATATTTCAGTCGTCAAACGGAATCATTTCAGCAGAAACATCTAATGTTGCTGCTCGAATTGATTCCGGTTTTTTCCATGCAGCATCAACATCTACAACAAATGGTTGGCCAGTAACTGGTGCGACTGCTTATAATCTGATTTCTGCAACTGATGATAATACCGGCAATTACTATGCAATGCAGTTTGCTGGATCATTTACGGACGAAGATCATCTGTACTATAGAGCCACGAACGGCCTAGGTACCACTGCATGGGTACGGCTTCTACATTCAGGCAATTTTAACAGTTGGGCTCCTACTCTAACAGGCACCGGAGCATCTGGTATCTGGGGAATTTCAATTACAGGAAGCGCAGCTTCTGCGACTACCGCCGGTTCAGCAACAACTGCGACGTCTGCAGCTTCAGCAACACTAGCTACTAAAGCATCAACGCTATCGAGATCTGGTGGTGATGGTGCTGCCATGACATTTACATACACATCAACCGCTGGCCAGCCTACGTATTTGTGGGGAACCAACGACGGTTCCAGTGTGCTAGCATATAACCCAAGTAATTTCAATGTTAACTCAGCAGTTTCAGCCGGAGCAGTTCCATGGTCTGGTGTTACTAGCAAGCCAGATGTTGTTATTAACAACGATGTCGGCAGAACATTAACAGATCTTAATGTTAATATTATTTACGACTCAGCTAATGCTTCATTTTACGTAGATCCGGCTTCTACATCTAATATTAATAAAGTCATTGCTGCTAACGTTGAAGTCTCAGGTACTATCACTGCGGTTGGCAACATCTCAACCAACGGAAATCTTATTTCTTCTTCTGATATCAGAGGAAAGGAAAAGATTGAAAGGATTGAAAACGCATTAGACAAGGTTTGCAAGCTAACAGGTGTTAACTTCATTCGTATTTCAGATGGCGGTGAATCAACCGGCCTAATCGCACAAGATGTAGTTCCTGTATTGCCACAGGCAGTTCAAGTAAATAAAGATGGTTATTTGTCTTTGGCTTACGGTAACATGGTAGGCTTACTAGTTGAAGCTATTAAAGAACTTAGACTAGAACTTGATCAGATTAAACGAGGTCATTAATGGCCACAACAATCACTGTATCTGGTATTACTTTCAGTGATGCAAGCGTACAAACAACAAAAGCAGCAACAGGATACACTGGTTCAATAGGATATACCGGCTCGATAGGAGCGACGGGACCTATCGGTGTAACTGGTCCAACAGGTCCTACGGGCGCGCCTGGCGACAATAGCGCTGTTACTGGACCGGCTGGTGCAACTGGTCCTATCGGTGCAACCGGCGCTCAAGGAGATATCGGTGCTATCGGACCTACGGGTGTTACTGGTGCGACAGGTCCTGCTAATGCAACAACCGGAGCAACTGGTGCGACAGGTCCTGCTAATGCAACAACCGGGCCAGCTGGTGCTGCTGGTGCAGTAGGACCATCAGGAACTACCGGTGCGACAGGTCCTGCTAATGCAACAACCGGGCCAGCTGGTGCAACAGGTCCAGTCGGCGGCACTGGCCCAACGGGCGCAGTTGGCGCAGTTGGTCCTACTGGAACGACAGGCGCAACCGGAATTACAGGAGCTACCGGACCAACCGGTGCGACGGGAACTACAGGGGCAACAGGAACGACGGGCGCGACTGGGCCGATTGGTCCAACTGGTGTAACAGGAGCAACTGGTGCCACCGGAGCAACCGGGCCCGCCGGTACAACTGGACCGGTAGGACCAACAGGAAGTACTGGAGCAACCGGACCAATTGGCCCAACAGGAACTGCGGGAGCTACAGGAACTACTGGAGCAACAGGCCCAGCAGGAGCACTAGGAACTACCGGCGCAACCGGATCTTCTGGAGCAACCGGCCCAATTGGACCGACCGGAACTGCGGGAGCTACAGGAACTACAGGAGCAACCGGACCTAGCGGAACAACAGGATCAACAGGCGCTACAGGTTATACAGGATCAATAGGCAACGTCGGTCCGGCCGGTTCGACAGGAGCAACAGGAGCAACAGGAGCAACAGGTCCTATTTCTCCTACAGGTGCAGCTGGCGCAACAGGTACTTCTGGGGCTACAGGAGATATTGGCCCAACTGGTGCAACAGGAGCGACAGGTGTTGCAGGTGCAACTGGTCCTGCAGGTTCTGGCGGTCCGACTGGCGCTACAGGTTATACAGGTTCAGTAGGATACACAGGCTCTATGGGACAATGTTTCTTTATTGAGACATGGTCGTTTGGCCCATGTCCACCGTAAGGATATAAATGACAACGCAAATCACAGTTGATGGAATATTAATATATCCAGATTTAACACAGACCACCACAGCTCAAACAAGGGGTTATGGCGGATCTAGAGGTGCAACTGGTTATACTGGATCACTTGGTTATACCGGATCTGTTGACGGCGCAGGTTCCATTGGCTACACGGGATCAATTGGGTATACTGGATCAATTGGATATACGGGTTCGGTAGGATACACCGGATCAGTAGGATACACTGGCTCAATTGGATATACAGGATCATTAGCTGGTTACGGCGGATCAATTGGATACACAGGTTCAGTGGGATATACCGGATCAATCGGATATACCGGATCAATTGGGTATACTGGTTCTATTGGTTATACTGGATCTCTTGTCGGTTATACAGGTTCTATTGGTTATACAGGTTCTATTGGATACACAGGTTCAGTGGGATATACCGGATCAATCGGATACACCGGATCAATTGGGTATACTGGATCTCTTGTCGGTTATACTGGATCTAGGGGTTATACTGGCTCAATCGGTTACGTTGGCTCTCTTGGCTATACTGGCTCAATCGGTTACACGGGTTCAATTGGTTATACTGGATCTCTTGTTGGTTATACTGGTTCAGTAGGATACACTGGATCAGTAGGTGCGACCGGCCTAATTGGTTATACCGGTTCTCTTGTAGGTTATACCGGATCAATCGGTTATACTGGTTCTCTTGTTGGTTATACGGGTTCAGTTGGCTACACTGGATCGATTGGTTATACTGGCTCGGTAGGATACACTGGATCAATCGGATACACTGGATCGATTGGCTACACGGGATCATTAACTGGTTATACTGGTTCAGTAGGATACACGGGTTCCGTTGGCTATACGGGTTCAGTGGGTTACACTGGATCGATTGGTTACACAGGTTCTATCGGTTATACTGGTTCTCTTGTCGGTTATACAGGTTCAGTGGGATACACTGGTTCTATCGGTTACACAGGTTCTCTTGTTGGTTATACCGGTTCAGTTGGCTACACAGGTTCTATTGGATACACTGGTTCTCTTGTTGGTTATACTGGTTCAGTTGGCTACACTGGATCAGTAGGATATATTGGTTCAGTTGGCTATACTGGTTCGTTTGGTTACACGGGTTCTAGGGGTCCTACAGGCGCAGCTGGTCCTGATGCAATTGCGCCTCCACCTGATCCAGGTCCTAGCCCAGGATAATGGAGATTAAATAAATGACAACAACATTATCCAATACCGGCGTAACATTTAATGATGGCTCAGTACAAACATCTGCGAATCTAGTAACCGGCGCTGCTGGTGCTATTGGAGCAACAGGTACAAGAGGACCAACCGGGCCTGTAGGAAATACCGGCCCTGTTGGAGCTATCGGAGTAACCGGCGCGCGTGGACCAACCGGACCGATAGGAAATACCGGTTCTATCGGTTTAACCGGTCCTATCGGTACTACAGGTTTGCGTGGTACTACCGGACCGCAAGGGGCAACCGGAGCAAGAGGACCAACTGGAGCAACAGGAACTACAGGTTCAATCGGCCCAACCGGAGCAAGAGGACCAACTGGCGGTCGAGGTGATACTGGAGCGCAGGGGGCAACGGGCGCAATTGGACCAACCGGAGCGAGAGGGCCAACTGGCGGAATCGGTCCAACTGGAACTCGTGGAGCAACTGGCGGCCGTGGTGATACAGGACTTATTGGGCCAACTGGCGCAATTGGTCCAACCGGAGCAAGAGGAACTACAGGTTCTATCGGACCCACCGGTCCTATCGGAGCGACTGGTGGCCGCGGTGATACTGGTGACATAGGACCAACTGGACCTGTCGGACCAACTGGTGCGCGTGGACCAACTGGAGGCATCGGTCCAACAGGAACAAGAGGACCAACTGGTGGTCGTGGAGATACCGGTGACCTAGGACCAACTGGATCTATCGGTCCAACTGGTGCTAGAGGAACTACTGGCCCTATTGGACCAACCGGTCCTATCGGCGCGACCGGCGGCCGTGGTGACACTGGAGCAAGAGGTCCTGTCGGAGCTATCGGTCCAACCGGAGCAAGAGGCCCTGACGGCCCAATCGGACCAACAGGAACACGTGGACCAACAGGTGGTATCGGTGATACAGGTTCTATCGGACCAACCGGAGCAAGAGGCCCAACTGGCGGGATCGGTGCTACTGGGGCAATAGGTCCAGTTGGTGCACGAGGAACTACTGGCGGCCGAGGCGACACGGGATCAATAGGTCCATCTGGAGCAAGAGGACCGGCTGGGCCACAAGGTTCTGTTGGTGCACGAGGAACTACTGGACCAACTGGTGGCGGCGGTAATGAAGGTGCTGCAGGATATGTTGTACCAGCACCACCAGGTGTACCACCGGGCGGCGGAGAATAATTGAATTTTAATAATGGAGTGTAAAATGGAAAAAGTTAATAATGATGACACGTATACTACTTACAATATGGCGAATCAACAATGGCTACACTATGCCTCTTTTTACATCATGGATAAGTTTCTATCTGATCAAGAATTAGTGATCGTCAATGGTGCACTTTCACATTCTCATTCTGAGATGGTTAAAGGCTCTATCATCTCTAAAGAAAAAATGAATATGGATATTAGAAACACCGATATTCATTTCTTGAGAAAGCAAGGCGATGCGGCATCGGTGCACTATGATTTTTGGGATAATGAAGTACTTAAGAGAGTTGACGTCATTAACAAGAACATTTTTGATTTTGAGTTAACAGGTTCAACAGCTCCACAGTATTCGATTTACAATCCTGATCAACATTATACATGGCATCCAGATGGTCCTATCGGAGTTATGGATGGTCGTGGCTTAAACTGCATTCCTAAAGCTTTATTGTGGCGTAAGCTTTCAGCAGTGATCATGTTGTCTGATCCGTCAGAGTACGAAGGCGGCGAGTTTCAAATCATGAATCCACATTCACCACCTGAAAGTGCACTTAACACATTGAAGCTAGATAAGGGATCAATTATCTTGTTTCCTTCCTTTATGTCTCATAGAGTACTACCGGTTAAAAGCGGTCAGAGAAGAACTCTAGTTTATTGGTTTGTAGGCCCACGCTGGAAATAAATAAGGCAAAGGAATAACATCATGTCGACACCTACAACCAGAGAAGAATTTAAAAATTACTGCCTAAGAGCTTTGGGTAAGCCTGTAATTGAAATCAATGTCGACGAAGATCAGGTTGAAGATCGTGTTTCCGAGGCTTTGAAATACTACGCTGATTATCATTTCGACGGTACAGGCAAGCAGTATTATAAGCATTTAGTTACAGCAGAAGATAAGACTAACAAGTTTATCACACTTCCTGAAAATATTATTGGCGCAGTTAAGGTCTTCCCTATTGGAGGAATGTTAACCGCCAATAATATTTTCGATATTCGTTACCAGATTGCTCTAAATGATTTGTACACACTTACTTCTGTATCAATGGTTCCATATTATATGGCCATGTCGCATCTTCAGCTACTAGAGCAACTTCTTATTGGTCAGAAGCCAATCAGATACAACCGTCATACTAATAAGCTATATATCGATATGGACTGGGATCTTATTTCTATCGGTGAATATATTGTACTTGAAGCGTACGGTATTATCGATCCAGAAGAATACGTAGATGTATGGTCAGACCGCTGGTTGGCCAGATACACTACTGCTCTAATCAAGCGTCAGTGGGGAAATAATATCAAGAAATTTGGTGAAATGAAGTTGCCAGGTGGATTGACATTTAATGGCCAGAAAATTTACGACGAAGCAGTAGAAGAAATTGAAAGGTTAGAGCATGAAATGATTGTTAACTTCTCATTGCCCGTTGCGGATTTTATAGGATAGTTTACCCCATTTTGTGTATAAATAATTCCATAGAGAAAGGAGATTTCTATGGAAAAATATGGATTCATTTATATTTGGTTTGACCGTAAACATAAGCGTTATTATATCGGTTCCCATTGGGGAACAGAAACAGATAGATATGTTTGTTCTTCAAAATGGATGAACAAAGCATATGCAAGAAGAACTAATGACTTCAAGCGACGTATTTTAAAACGAGTATATTCGTCTAGAAAAGATATGCTAGAAGAAGAGACTCGCTGGCTTCAGATGATTAAACCAGAAGAAATAAAGATTAGATATTATAATTTAAAAAGAAGTGGCAATCATTGGTCTGCTTCTGAATATGATCGTCTAAGGATAAACCAAAAAATAGCTATCAAAACAAAAGAAGCTATGTCTCGGCCGGATGTTAGAAAAAACTACGAAAACGGACTTAAAGAAAGAGACACCAGTTGGACACAGGATCCAAAGGTCCTAGCCCAGAAATCCAGATCTATGATGGGTAAGAATAAAAGGCCTGGAAATTGGAAGGCAGCAATCGAAAAGAACAGAGGTCGGCCATTAACCGAAGAACACAAAGCCAAGATAACCAATGCCGGTGTTTTTGCTTCAATAAATAAGAAGAAAATACAATGCATGCATTGTGAATTTACGGGAAACGCAGGTAATATTGGTAGATATCACAATGACAAATGTAAGAAGAAAATAGTATAATGGTAGTTGGCACGAACGTCTTCTTTAATAACTTCGCTCAGAGCCAGGAGCAACAGCTGTTCGAAAATTTGATCATCGAATCGATCAAAATTTACGGGCAAGAAATGATTTATATTCCACGCAATATCGTTTCTAGAGATGGAATTTATACTGAAGACGATCAGTCATCTTACACCGTTCCAATGTCGATCGAAATGTACATCAAATCAATTGATGGTTTCAGCGGCGACGGTGAATTCATGTCTAGGTTTGGTCTTGAAATTAGAAACCAGGTTGTGTTTTCGGTTTCACAAAGAATCTTTAAAAATGGTATTGCAGAAGTTATTAATATAGCGAGGCCTCGTGAAGGCGATATTGTTTATTTTCCTCTTAATAACAAAATCTTTCAAATTAAGTTTGTGAACGAAGATGAAATTTTTTATCAAGTAGGAAATCTTACCACATGGGAATTAACATGCGAAATGTTTGAATACTCTAATGAAGTATTCAACACAGGTATCCCTCAGATCGATCGCATTCAAAAGATTCATTCAACTAATATATTTGATTGGGCTCTAACTGACGAAGATGGAAACGTTCTTATGACAGAAGAGTCTGATTATCTTATCGGTGAAAAATATGATCCACAGACCGTTGATCCAGCGTCTATGAATGAAGAATTAGAAATAGCAGCAGATGCTATAATTGATTTCTCTGAAAGCAACCCATTTGCAGAAGATATGTAATGTTTAATGACCCATTCTATTTCTCATTATTGAGAAAATACACATCTTTATTTGGTACACTTTTTAATAACATCCGAATCACTAGAACAGATGAATCAGATGTTAAAAAAGCTGTAATCAAAGTTCCAATTACATACGCGCCAAAAGACAAAATGATGGCGCGACTAGAAGCGAATCCAGATTCAGATTTAAGTAAGCCTTCAGCTACGCCAACGATGCCGTACATTTCATTCATTCAAGATACACTAGACTACGATGGTTCACGTAAGCTTGGAACATCAGGTAGATCATCATTTCGTAATACAGCATCTAATAATAATCTTAGAACACAGTATAATCCGGTTCCATATAATATCGGCTATACACTGTTCATCATTACCAAGAATATCGAAGATGGCAATAAAATTCTAGAACAGATTCTTCCATATTTCACACCCTCATGGACGGTTACTGCAGAACTTATTCCAGAGATGGAAGAAAAGCGCGATCTAGAATTCGTCCTGAATTCAATCACATCTGAAGATACATATGACGGTTCATTCAAAGAACGTAGATCAATCATTTGGACTCTTAAGTTCACTCTTAAAGGCTGGTTTTATGGTCCTGTAACAGAATCCAAGGTTATCAAGTTTGTCAATGCACAGTTTTATGTTGCCAACACAGCTAATATCAATGATTCGGTTGGCGTGACAGATGTTTCAGAAAGAGTAACTGTTCAACCTGGATTAACCGCAAACGGATTGCCAACATCTAATATAGATCTTACAATCCCATATGCTAATGTGTCAGTAACAGATAACTATGGATATGTAACCGTAGTCGTAAGCCATGATGAGATAGACAATGAATAATGATGATTCAGCTAACAACGATCCTATTGCAGCATCGATGGGAATTTCACCTATTCCAAATGATAAGCCAAATCAAATTGTAAAATTGATGGGCGAAGTCATGGATGATTCTGCCAAAAAGGATTTTACAACAGCCAGATCTAATATCTTGGATGTAATCGATTCTGGTAAAGATGCTTTAGACAAGTTAGTTCAAATTGCCGGCCAGTCACAACATCCTAGAGCATTCGAAGTTGTCGCTAAATTAATCGATACTCTATTAGTGGCTAATAAAGATTTATTAGAAATTCAGCAAACTATCAGAGAAATCGACGCTGCCGATTCATCAACGACCGGTGG